AAATTGTTTCAGATGTTCAAGTAGAAGAAATAGCAAGAAGAGCCTTTGTATCAAGGATGCCAAAGGATAGAGGTCAACCGCCAGTTCCTAATATCCTAACCTACAGAACTGGTAGGTTTGCAGACTCTTTTCAGATTACACGTCTAAATGCAGCAGCTGCTCAGATAACCTATACTTATGATCCTGTCTACAGAGTTCATGAATCGACTGGTAGAGACCCAAGAAGACTAATTGAATCAGGTATTCGTGAAGCTGTTAGACAAGTTTTGAAAACAAACGATAGATATAAATTAGTGAGAAGATAATGGCAAGTAGAAGATCAGAGATTGTAGACTTTTTAGTAACAAGTTTAAAAAATATTGATGGTGCGACGTCAAATTATGATGCATCATACACATATACACAAAATTTGTTTAATAATGTATACCGTAAAATTAAGTTTTTAGATGAAGTGAACGACTTTCCCGCGCTGTATTTATCAGCTGGGACCGAAATTCGAGATTTTAATTCTTTAAGTTTGACGGTAGCAACATTAGACGTTACTATAAGAGCATACGTATATGGAGAAGATAATTCTCAAAGCCTTGCAGATGATTTAGTTCAAGATGTTGAACACGTTATTTATTCGTTAGGCGATAATCCTGATAAAGGTATACTAGATATAACTATAGATAGTATTTCTATTGATGAAGGGTTAGCTGCTCCTTACGGACTTGCAGAGGTAGAATTAACCGTAGTCTATAGACTAGAAAATTAAATAAGGAGAAAAAAAGATGGCATCTCTAAACCTACAGAGAAACTCCGAGGTGTTTATGTCCACAGTTGACTTGATCAACGGTGCAACAGTCACTTCTATGACTCCAACTAACACCTGGAAACTTGAAGTTCTTGCTGGATTTGCAGTGACTTCATCATCTGCGACACAGGATATTACTTCACTGGAATCAGGAACTAACCCTGATCGTTCGCAACAAAGATTTAATACAGCTATTAACCCTGTGGACTGGAATCTTCAGGTTTATTTGCGTCCAACCGATGTAAATACGGGCGCAGCTGCTAACACAACTACTGCTTTAACCAACTCAACTGGTAACGTTAAGCCTGTTGCTGACTGGTTCATGTGGCAGTCACTTGTATCTAATACAAAAGTAGCTGACGGAACAGCTGAACAATCAGTATGGGCTACTGGTGGTAAATTGCAAACTACTAATGTTGCAGCAGGCACTGGTTCACACTCAACTCGTTCAAACTTCTCAACCGCTACTGAAAATCATATGTATTTTAAACTTGATAACGTTATTTATCAAGTATCTAATGCAACTGTCAACCAAGCAACTGTTGACGCAGGTATTGAAGAAATTGCTACAGTAACATGGGCAGGTTTTGGCACTACTATGCGTGAATTGACAGGCACTCCGCGTAACAACGCTATTTCCGTTTTCGGTGGTATTTTGAATGATGGTTCAACTGTTACAGCTAACTCAAATGTTCATACACTTGACCATACTGCTGTTGCAGAAGCATCATACCATCCATTTAATCAGATGAACGTTGCTGGATCAATTGGCACTAACTCATTCATTAAGAATCGTTTAAGTGCGATTGAATTCCATCATAAAGCAAGCGCAGGTGCTTCAGATGAGAAGTTTACCTTCCCAGTCACAGCACTAACATTTGACTACAACAACAACATCACTTACTTAACACCAGAAGAAATTTCAGCCCTAAACGAGCCAATTGGTCAGTTTACTGGAACTCGTGCTGTCACAGGTTCTGCTACCATGTATCTTCGTGCAGGTGATTTAGAGTCTGCTGGATTCCTTCGCAACATTGTTGAAGATTCACGTACTTCATCAGCTCAAACTTCAAATGCTAATCTGATTATTGGTGGAACAACCGCACCATATGTAGCATTTCAGCTTGATGCGGTTCAGTTTGAGTTCCCATCAATTGCTACTGAAGATGTTGTATCAATGAGTGTTAACTTTGTTGGTCAAGAACCAACAGCTTCAAAAGGTACAGGTGGAGAAGTAACCATCTTTGCTAAGAAAGCCTAAATAAAAATGTTTCTGAGGGGGAACATTAACTTTTTAACCAGAAGAATGCCCGCTACTTGCGATTTAAGGTTCCCCCTCACCTTAGAAGAGCAGATATGTAGTGGGCATTCGTTTATCCTAGAGGGGAAACTATGAGTAAAATTAAAAATCTAATTGCAAAAGAAACCACTACTTGGGTTGAATTTCCTGATATTGATGGTTTTGAAATTAATCTTCGTTTTTTAGGTCGAGAAGACCTGATGAAGATTCGTAATGCATCTCTTACCTACAAATTCAACAAACGTACACGTCAACGTGAAGAAGAAGTTGATAACGATAAGTTTCTTGAGCACTATGCAGAGAAAGCTATTGCAGGATGGAAAGGGCTTAAAGTAAAGCATCTTCCTATTCTATTACCTGTTGACATTTCTTCAATGGACGCTAGTGAAGAAGTAGAGTATTCTATTGAAGATGCTATTGAGCTTCTAAAAAATTCTACAGTCTTTGATCAATTTATTACTGATTCAATGAATGACTTTGAGCAATTCTCTAAGAAAAAACAAGAGGACGACTCAAAAAACTAATTGAATACCTCCGTCATTCACTTCATGGTGGAGGCCTAACCGTCGATCAATACTTAGATATGTGTGAGCAGATGGGTTGGGAGCCAAGATATGACGATATGCCTGTTGACCCTTCTACACTATCCCTTGAGGCTCAACAAGCTCTAACACTCTTAAACGCTCTTCCTGACAATTGGGAAGGTATGAGTGGCACTTGGATGGGTAAAGATTATAGTGGATTAGAGGCTATAATGAATATTTACGAGATTCAAGATCGTAAAACAGTTTTTGAACTTTTAAGAGATGCAGAAGCTGAACTTGGTAAATACTACGCACAAAAGCAAAAAGAACAAAACCAGCTTTCAAAGGCTAAGAGAGGACGATAAATGCCAACAGTAAAAGGCATAATTGACGTACAAACCAAAGGTACTGATAAAGCTGCTCGTGGACTTAAACAAGTTTCAGAACAAACTGACGGTATAGGACGCGCCCAAACTAGATTAGGACAGTCTTCTGCATCAGCTGGTCGTTCTTTTTCTGCTCAAGCCTCTGGTTTAGGTGGATTAGTTGGTGTCTATGCAGCCGCCGCTGCAAACGTATTTGCTATAACTGCTGCTTTTGATGCACTTGGTAGAGCTGCTCAAGCAGAGCAGATTGTTCGTGGTACAAAACTACTAGCTCTTGAAATTGGTCAAAGCGGTAAAACAATTCTTGAAAATGTTCAGCAGATTACTCAGTCACAGTTAACACTTGCAGAAGCTTCTCAAAACGTTAACATTGCACTATCCGCTGGTTTTAATTCAGATCAAATAGAAGAGTTATCAGAAGTTTCTCTTAAAGCATCACGTGCATTAGGAAGAAACTTAACTGACGCATTTCAACGTGTCGTTCGTGGTGCTTCAAAGCTAGAACCAGAACTGTTGGACGAACTTGGTATTTTTACTCGTATTGATCCAGCTGTTGAAGCCTACGCTGCTAAACTGAACATCGCTGCGAGCTCTCTTACAAATTATGAAAAACGTCAAGCCTTTGTAAATGCAGTGATTGAAGAAGGTCAGAAGAAGTTTTCTGCCATTGACACTTCCATAGATTCCTCTCAAAAAACATTTGAACAACTTCGTGTAGCTTTAACCGAGCTTGCCTTAGAGTTTGGAGCCCTTGTAGCTAACGTATTAACTCCTCTTGCAGAATTTTTCAAAAACAACATAGGTAATGCTTTACTACTTTTTGGAGGAATCCTCGGGTTAGTATTTGGACGAGCCATTAAATCAATTGGAGTCTTTGCAGCACAGGGTGTATCTAAATTAGGAAACTTCGCTGACACACTTGCTGATAAAGCTAAGATTAGTGAAGACAGTATTAAAAAATTACGGGCAGCTGCCGCTGAACCTTTCAAAGGAGGCACAGGTTTACAAGGAATTGGTGGAGTAAAAGGCCAAGATCCGGCTCAACTTGAGCGATTTAAAAGCGCTGTTACACAACAAACTTCAGGACAAGTAACGTCTGTATCAGAGCTTAACAAAGTTAATCAAGCCTATAAAGAACAATTAAATATAACTAATAAAAATACTAAATCATATAAAAACTTAAGTGAGGCTATTGCGCGTAACAATGCTGCTTTAAAATCGGCAGGTGGTCGAGCTTTTATTTTCACAAAATTATCAAACGGACTGGGAAAAAGTGTTAAGGGATTAACTTTAGCATTTAGAGGATTAGCAGCCTCTGTTAACTTTCTATTTATGGGAGTAGCCGTTGCACAACTTGTAGGTACTCTTTTTGATATTGATTTATTAGGTAAGCTAAGAGAAGCTCTCACTGGCGCTTCAAATGCTTTCAAAAATCTTTCACAAGGTATTACTTCTGCCACAGTTGCAGCCTCCGGCGGCTCAGAAGCACTTAAATCATCCCTTATTGCTGCTGGTGCATCAGATAAGGATCTTGAAAATGTGGCTGATTCTTTGAAAGAAGTATCAGAAGAAGTCTTAGATACTCAAACTAAATTAAAAAATATGAGTCAAATTTCTGGGGCTGACTTCGCTGGTATAGAAGAGGGTATGGAAGGTATCTTAGCCATACCCCCTATGTTAGCTGAAGCAGGAATGGAGACAACTAAACTCGCAGCTGCAGAAGCATTGTTACGTGAAGAAAGAAAAAAAGGAGATGATGCTGATAAGCAACGTATAGTGCTTTTAGAGAATACTGTTTTAGGATTAGAAAAATTTGGAGACCGTATTGGAGTTGTGGGTGCAATTTCAAAAGAGTTAGCATTATCCGGAGAAAAAGTGATTGAAGTATTAAAAGGACAGGGCGAAGGTCTAACAAATTTAACTGGCGGAGCAAGTGTTGCTGGTAAAACTTTTGATGAATTAAATGAAGCTGAACAAAAAACTATAATGACTGGAACTCTTCTTTTGAATACTTTAGATAAAGCAGAAGAAGCCTTTAAAAGAGGTGCAGCATCTTCTGAAACACTATCTAAACAGTTAGGGGGTGCAAGAAAAGCTCTTGATGAACAAACTGAGGCACAAATTAGGTTAAATGGAGAATTTGGTGGAGAAGGAGATCTTATCACTGCGTCTAGGCAACGAGTTGCTGACTTAGAAAAAGCTACACGCGAACTTAAAAAGCAAGAAGGAATCGGTAAAGCTCTAACTGACACTTTTGGTAAGTTTGGTGCCGCATTGGATAAGGCAGTGCAAGATGGTTTAGTAGGCATTAATGGGGTTGCTCAAGATTCACGTGACGTAGCAAAAAACCAAGTTAACTTTTTATTAACAGCTGCTGGATTACAAGGTGACAACGTTGAAAAAATTAACGAAGCTTTGGAGTTGCAAGAAAAAGGTAAAGATATAGATTCTATTCAAGTACAATTATTAACTAATAGAACTAGAGCACTAAAAGCCATATCAGGAATTGTAATAAGTCTCCCTCAAGAGATTAATAAAGAAGTAGATGCACAGAAGAAAGTATCACTTCAACTAGCTAATCAATTACTAACCTTAAATAGACAAATTGAACTTTCTAAGGTTCAAAATGCTCTTAGTCTGCAAAAAGCGCAACAAGAAACTCGTGCAAGTGTTGGTAATGCTCAAGTTAAAAATCTTCAAGCACAACTAAATATCAGTGAAGAGATTGCAAAACAACAAGAACGACAAGTAAAACATGAACTGGATCTTTTAAAAATTCGTAATGAACAACTTAACCGACTTGAACAAATAGACGAAATTCAAGCAAACCGTGCTACAGCAGCAGCTCAAGCAGCTCGTGAACGTGGAATTGCAAATCAACAGTCTGTTATTTCAGATTTTAAAGCTTTTCCTAATCTTCGTTCTCTTGAAGAGCTTCAGGTTGAGCAAAGAAAGCTTATTGATTTAGAAGTTCAAAATCAATTAGCGATCATAGACGCAAAAGAAGAGCAAGCTGCAAGAGAGGCTACTCGCCAACTTGACGCCGTTCTTAAACAAGAAGAAATCTTTAATAAGCAAATACAATCTAATGAAGAACAGCGTAAAGCATTGATTCAAAACCAACAACTTGAGACACAGATCAGGCAACAAGAACAGGCTCTAGAAATACAAAAAATAGCAGATAATAAAGCTAATTTAGAGGGACAACTTGCAGTGGTTGCGAAACAAAAAGACATTGCAGATGCACAAATCCAAGCAGATAAACTTGCGTTTGATGAACAAAATAGATTAGAGACACAAAGAATTGATGCACTTGAGACACAAAAAACTTTGGTTGATGGTTTAAGAAAGGCTCTTGGCGGTGACTCTGCTTTTGTTCAAGCTATAGATGCCTTTTTAGCGAAAGAAACAGGGGTTGGGTTAGGAGAAAATATACTTAACCAGTCTTTTGCTGAAATTGACGCTGGTATCAGTAGACTACGTAATAATCAGGCAGGAAACGCTGCAATAAGGACAGATATTATTGGAGCAAGACAATCTGCAGCTGATTTGCAAGCAGGGGGTCAAGCTAACTTGTTGAATGAACAAATTGCCAGAGACCAAAAATTATTAGATTTGACTGCGCAAAGACAAGTTTTAGAAAACTCATTAGCTGACATTAAAAATAAATCAGCAGTTGATGAATTGGATAATTCAAGAGTTATACTTGAGGAAAAACTTAAAGGACTTGATTCAGAAATTGAACTTATTAATGAGTCGTTTGCGGCTAAACAAGAAGGATATGAAGCAGAAAGAGATGCAGCAAAGCAAGCTGGTGAAGAACGTCTTCGCCAACTTAAGCGCGAAGCCGATACTTTAGGTGATTTAGGCAATGCTGTAATCGGTAATATTAATGACGGAGTTGGAAATGCCTTTCAAACTGCTTTTGATAATTTAGCTAGCGGTAAAAAAGTGACTGATGGACTTGGTGATATTTTACGTAACACTTTTGAATCTGTTCGTAAAACTGTATTAGAAGAAACTCTTATCAAACCACTTCAAGAAAAAATTAAAAGCGGTTTAGGAAGTATCTTTGGCTTTGAAGAAAAGGGTGCGGATAACGCTACCGTTTCAGGAGGTGCGTTACACGTTTTAGAACAAGGTAATGCAGGTAAAGTTGGTGGTTTTGTTAAAGACGCTACTGAAGCAGGAAAAGGATTTACGCAAACTGTTAAAGACTATTGGGAAACAGCAAAGACCAAAGGTGGAGAGTTTTTCTCATCTATTGGAAATAGTTTCACCAGTCTAGGTAGTTCTGTAAGTGGTATCTTCTCATCTGTGCTTCAATCCTTTAGCGGGTCTGGCGGAAGTAACGGTGGCGGTATTCTCAGCAGTATTTTTGGGGGCGTCAGTTCCTTTTTTGGTGGCGGTGCTCCGTCTGTTGGTCAAGGAGCTAATACCTATATTCCTGCTGGTTTAGCTAGTGGCGGTTTAGTTCGTAAATTTGCAGCTGGGGGTATGCAAAGAGACCGTGTGCCTGCAATGTTAGAGCCGGGTGAGTTTGTAGTACGTAAGCCCGCAGTTCAGGCTGCAGGGGGCATGGGGGCAATGCAACAATTAAATGCAACTGGACAAATGGGCGGACCTCCTGTTAGTATCAATGTTACTAATGAGGGACAACCAAAAGAAGCTGAACAACAAGGTCCACCAAAGTTTGATGGCGACAAAATGGTTGTTGATATTGTATTAAGAGATTTAAGAACTAATGGACCAATTCGTAGAGCAATGAGAGGAGGCGAAGCAGGTTAATGGCAACTTACCCTGATGACGCAACTATTTCCCTAACTGCATTTCCTGTGCTATCAGAAGTTACTTATACTAACACAGGAGGTTCAGCTACTGATTTTAATTTAAGTGCGGCGGTGAGTCATCGCGGTGAAGTGCTTGCTATTGTTGATGGTATCACTCAGTCAACTGAATCATATTCAGTTTCTAACGCTGGAGCAACTGCTTCTTTTCTAGCCCCTCCTAATGCTTCAAATTTAACTTTAAAAGCTTTATCTCTACCTGAACGTTTTAGAATTAATCGCACTTTTCCTCAAGTTGTAGCGATTGATTACTCAAACACAGGTGTAAAAACAGTTTCTTCTAATGCTTATATTCTTAATGCTAATACTGAAGCTTTCGCTTTTCCTGCAACAGCAAATGTAGGCACTTCGTCTGAGATAATGGTATTTTTAAATGGTGTTTTTCAAGATCCATCCGGTTTTACATTCCCATCCACAATCTTAGGTAATCAAGGTATTGATATCGGCGATAACACTGCATCTAAATTACTTTTAAATTTTAATTCCAACTTAACGGATGAAAGTCCCAGCGCACATACTGTAACAGCGCAAGGATCAGGGTCATACGCTTTTGGAGGTTCTTATGACTTTGCAGGGACTAATTTTTTAAGTGTTCCCAGTAGTCCAGATTTTGATATTCATGATGATAACTTTACACTCGATACAGAATTTAGACTCTCAACTGACGCGTTCGGAAGCAATCAAGCGTTATTTTCTAGATATGTAGACAATGATAACTATTATGAGTTTTTTGTTGATAAAGATACAAACCTGGTGTTTTATGTGAATAGTTTCGGACAAAGCACGCAAGTTAGAGGTGGTAATGTCAATGCTTTATCAAATTATCATGTCGCTGTTTCCTATGAAGCAAATAAAACTAATTTACGATTGTATGTTAATAATGTTTTAGTAGATCATACAGGATTTGTAGCTAATGCATCTCCTGCTGGTCCGATTGCTATTGGAAATGCTAACGCATTAGTTAGCACTTTTGACGGCACTGTAAACTTTATGAGATTCGCAAAGTCAGCTAGATATAGAGCGGATACTATACAGCCATTAGTCCCAACAGCCAACTATCAAGTTACTCCTATATCAGGAGCACCCTTAGCCTCTATTGATCAGGACGATAAACTTTCGATCAGAATATTTGATGCTGAAGTAACAACACCAGATAGATTTAATTCAATGATTGATAGAAAGCCTGATAGAGGAATCACTTCTGAAAGAGCATTTGATTCAATTAAATTTGAGTCACAGGCTGGTTATGAAAAGAGACGTCTGCGTTCTCGTAGGGCAAAGCGTAAATATAACCTTAGTTACACAAATGTAACTGGCATTGAAAAAACAGCTATCGAGGATTTTTATACTTTACGTAGTGGTGAGTTTGAAGCTTTTACTTTTGATCTTACGCATATTAATGAGAGTGGTACGATAACTACGAGATTTGACGGACCGTTAAAAGTTAATCAAGTTTTGTCAACAGGACCAAATCTCACTCAAAATTTCTATACTGTAGAATTTGCTTTACAAGAGGTTTATGATTAATGTCAGCTAGAAATTATGATTTCATACTCACTGTAGATGATGCCGCTAATTTTGAAGCGACAAATGTAATTTTTGGTAATACAACTGGTGCTATAGGTGTATTAGCTAATGTTGATAGCAGTGCTAATACTTTAAAAGTTAAACTAAATAATACGCTTGTAAAGTTTAGCAGTTCTGAATCCATACACTCTAATACTATTACAATTTCCGGTAGTGGTGCAGGTAAGCTTACAAGAGTAAATACTTTTACTTCAAATGTATTCAGTGGAAATGTTACCACTGCAACTGCAAACGTAACCTCTATAGCACCGAGTGGATTTTTTGCAGAAAAGAATGCTTTTCAGCAAAACCCTATTGTAAGATTATATGAGGTATATTATCCAGGAGAGTGGTATCCTCCAAACGAAGCAGGTAATCCTACTGAGGGAGGAGCAGGTAGAGCTTACCCTGTATCTTTTCCCATCAGATTCGCTGATGTAAGAGGTGATTACATTTCAGATTTGTCATACAACGTAACATATGCAGGTAAAAGTTACCTAGCGTTTCCAGTAAACTTTTCATCCGTAGAGCAAAGTAATGACGGTAAAATTTCTGAGATACAATTAACCATTTTTAATTTTGATAATATTATAACGTCTTTGATAGAAGATCCTTTTTTAGTTGGTAATAATACTTCTAACGCTTGTCAGGCTATCGTAAATGGTGAGTTAGTTCATGGAATTGATCCTAGAACAATCGATGCAAATCCCTCGGATTTTGGTTCTG